CAACCGCTCCCGCTACTTTGGGCTTGTTGGTATCGTTTCTTTAATTCTGCGGGGACTTCTTTTCCCGCCTTAACGAGCTTCTTAATTTCCTTGTTGGCGTCCGTTACCTCTTTTTTAAGTTGTTTAATCTTTTCTTTGGAATTAGACAAAGATGAGAGGTCGATAGGGATAACAATACTGGGACCCGCCATGCTAAAGTTCCTTTATGTATTTCTTTGCTTCAGACTTCCAAGCGGCAATAAATGCAGTGTTTAAGTCTTGAACTTGACTATCTGTCAATTGGTAAAAGTCTTTGTATTTTCTGAATACGTTTGCACGAATATAAACGTGAGTATCGAACCCTGCGGCAAGTCCTATTATAATTCCTTTTTTGGTACGTCGGAGCAATGAGTTACTAACTGCCGAAAGCAAGTCCCCGGATATGATATGCAATCCAGTCTTTGGATAGTTTGTTGCTAAGAATCTATCTATCATTGGAGCAATGCGGAGAACCGCCGCAAATGTAATCTTTGCGGTTGCCGCTTGAAACAATTCTAATTTTGTGATTTGCGCTTCAAGTTTATTAACCTCATCACCAACAGCGTCTAATCCCCTCAAAGCTTGTTTAAGGTTTGCCATTTAAACCCCAATTCGACGTTGCCACGTTTGAAAGGAAACATAAGGAACGCCATAAGCCGCCGCCGCTTTCTTTGCTTCAGCGGTTGTTAAATCGGCAACACCTCTAGCGAGGTTACAAACGGAAATATAATAATCATGCTCCAACGTTGACTCTAAATATTCAGCGTCGATTTCAGCGTCTTCAATCTCGTCAAGTTGGACCGCTTCAACCGCCGCCAGGGCAGCGTTGAAACACTCGTCTTCGTTGGCCCCTTTTTCGAAAGCTAATTGAGCGGCCAACGTCGCGACGGGATCGGACGCCCAGCCGGACGGAACAACGCCGCTCGGACGGTCGTTTTTAACGTCCTGGGGCGCTTCAGTGGGGGTGGAAAGAACGTCGGGCATGAATAGGACCTTTGAAAGAAAATGCAGTGTCTGGACGGTCAAAAATGGCATTGTGCCATTTTTGAAATTAAGTGATGGTCAATGGGAATGTATCGAATGTTCCGATATAGCGGAAAGTTTGACTCCACATACCTTGCCCGCCGTTGGTCATTCTGTGTTCAACTTCTCTAGGCTTCATCTGAATAAATGTAAATGTTTTCGCACCGCCAGCGGCGTCTTTGCCAACAAGCACCAAAGTAGCGGGAGCGGTTGAAACTGCTATAAAAGGCGCAATAAGCCAATTGAGCGTTACTGTCATGTCCTCAGCAACGGTTCCGATTGCTTGCGTCCCTGTATGACCTTCACCCATGACTGGGGAATCCGTCGGCGTATATTTCCATTCCCATGACTGTGTGAACCCCAACGCGGTCGCGTTGAAGGTTGCTGAAGTGATTAAAAATACTGCGTCTGTAGCGGCCATAATGATAAGTTCCTTTATAAATATCTTTGTTGCGCTTTACACGGTTTCCCACGTAAAGGTCATGTCAACGGATTTGGCTATGACTGTACTATCTGTAGTTAAATTCGTTTCTTCCGTCGAAACATCCTTGGGAGGATTTGATATGTCGTCCCAATTTTCTTCTAATAATATTGCGTCTTCGATTTCCTCTATTGTGTCTTGAACGTCTTCATAAGTATAATCTTCGTTCTTATTGAATCCGTAATATAGAGTGACCTTGATTTCAATTTCTTTTGCTCCCGTGAAGTTGTCTCTTTTTGGGGAGTGTCCCTTATGGATGACAACGTAGTATCCATCGATTTGAAGGTTGTTTAAAAAGTCAACATTGCCAGTATCGGCGAAAACGTTGTAACCTAGTTTAATACGTGACTCAGGCACCAAATCATTTTCAACAATAATATCTTTAATAGTATTTCGAAGCGTTCTTATCTTGCCCATTGATTACGCTCCATTTATGTTGGTTGCTCGTTGATAAATAATGTCAATAACATAGATAGCGCCCAATGAATCTATTTTGTATCCAGAATCGGCAATGACCCATTTAAGACCTTTATATTGAAAGTCATCCACCGTTGTAACAATCTCAGTGGACGGAGGAAATCCAACTTGTCGGGCGATTTGCAAATTTCCCCTTTTAACGTCCGTATCCACATCGTCACTGGCAACCCAAGACACAATTTCGGCGCTGGGCATTGCATAGAGATTGACGTAATCAGAACCTTCATGCGAATAGGAAACAACAACGCCGAATTGCTTGCATACTTCTAAATGGGCTGCTGCTGCGGCGTCTCTAATTGCTTCTCTCGGGGACATTTAAATTACCTTGAAAACAAAACAAATGGACTTTGTGAATTGGCCTCAACGCCGTCTTGTCTTTTTAATATTTGTTGATAATGATAATAGGGTAATATTGAGCGGACTTTAGAAGCGATGAATTTGCGTTTATCTTCCCATGACCAACTAATTCCGGTCAAGTCCCCAATATTGCCTTGAATCGTTCCTGTGTTGGACCCTGTAGCGTCGTAGTCATTAAGATAGCCAATTAAGATTGATTTCAAGGCGTCATCCAATGAAACAACGTCGGCCTGAATTGCGGTCTTTGCAGCACCCGCCCCGACGTTAATTCTATTGGTTGAAACTAAAGACCCCATTCCATCCATGCCTTGATAGCCAGTTGTGTATGGACAATCAAGTATTTGAAAGAGAGTTAATTCTTGGGCCGTTGAAAGCGTAATTGCCATTATTTAACCTTTGATTTGTCGACCTTTGAGGTTTCAACCGTGGGGACAACATGCGAAACAACAACCCAAGTCCGCCCAAATAGAGCTTCAGCAACGCTATACGCTCCTGGGCTATTTGGGTCAAGATTAAAGATTCTCTTCTCGCCCGTTACTACGTTTTCAACGTCCGCTAGATAAATATCTTTTTGGTCACGTCCGTTTACTTGATTAAACGCAACTATTTTATTGAATAATTGTTTTGATAATATCTCTAACTCTGGGACACCGTTAATCGTTGTCCTATCGTATTTCTCTTTTTTGAAAGGGTCGTAAATGTCCATCGGCAAATTCATTTAATAATTATCTCCATTGGAGCAAGGCGGGGATTCCCCCGCCTTGCCTGATTTGTTTTTGTTTAGGCTTTGAGTAATGCGCCGTATGTTTCTTTAAGAATGGAAACACCATAGAGCATTTGAACTGCCCAAACATTGGCACGTTTATTGATATCGTATTGACTTACGATTTGGAACGCCAAACCGCTTTCAGTGTCAACAATGTTATCGCATAAAGCACCCGCTACTGGCAATTCAGGATTTCTCATTGCAATAGCAATAGCGCCTGGGGTTAAGATTACATTGTCAGTATTATTCGTATTCCTAGGTAATGCTTGTGACTTAAACCAAGTCACATCATTATAGAAGATTCCACCGCTATTATCCTTGACTAATGGGGATTGCGCACCCGTGTTAGTATAGGTAATTAAGGCGGTAAAAGCGTCATAAGCTTTCGCCCCATGGCGGAGAATGCCGACACGTCCAAACTGAGGCGCTTTGGCTTCATCCAGCGCAGCACCCGCCGCTTGAATTGCCGCACTTGTTACGGCAGTATTATAGGTCCCCGCAACGTTTGTAGTAATACCAGACGTAATCAAAGATAAACAATCGGATTCAACGTCGTTTAACATTCCAACGATTGAAGCTTTTAAATGATTTCTTAGTTGAACGTCACCCGCAATAGCGCCCGCAACATTAGTGCGTGAGAACGCGAAAACGCGGTCTTTATTCAACGTCACGGTTGACGTTGTTGCAACCGTATTATTTAGAGTCAAGCTATTACCGTCGGTTGCTAGATAACTTGATAATACTGGAGCAATTTGAACGGCACAAGCCTTGCCTTTATATCCAATTTCGTTGGATACATTTGTAAAATACTTTAGGGGGTTGCTATAGTTGCGTCCTGCTTCGACGATTAAGTCAGAAACATACGTCATTTCTAATGCTGATAAATCTGAATTGAGAATTGTCGCGTCTGCCATTTGAGTTAAATCCTTTTCTAATAGTTTGTTTATTACTTGTTTTGAGCTTGCTTAAATAAAGTTGCCCATTGCTCTGTACTCATTTTTAGCCTTTCATCGCGTGATGAAGGCAATGAATTACTTTGCTTATTGACTGAATTGGGTCTAATAGACTTGTTTGGCGTTTGAACCGCCGGTTTGAATCTATCACCCTTTTCTTTAACAATGTTTGCAACAAGGTCTTTGATTGAAACTTTGTCGCCTGTCAAGTCATCAAGGTAATTGACTGTCTTGCCTTCAACCTTAATGTTTTGACCGAATTTCTTTTCGATCAATGCCTCTAAGATTTCGGCGTTGTCCGCGTCTAATCCGTGCGAAGCAATTGCCGTAGATATTGCGCTTTCACGCCGCTCTTTAGCTAAGGCTTCCTTGTCTGCCCTTATTTCCGCTTGAATTGCTTCAAGTTGGGCCTTGACCGTATTCGGCTCGGGTTCGCTCGCCTTGACCGTTGGAACGGCGGCGGGCGTTGTGTTTGCCCGACGTTGTGCCGCCTGTAATGAATCCAAAGCTTTCTTGACCGCTTGGAATTGCTCTACAGTGACAAATTGTTGGGTTGACTCTTGGACTTCGTTTACATCCTCACCGTTTGTATGCGGGGTTATGGTGGCCGTGTCCCCGATTTTATTATCTGGCATAATCCTATATTCCTTAAACTCTAATTAGAATCCTTTATTGAATTGCTTAATTCTGGTTGAATATTATTGTCGGGTATTTCTGGAGTTTTTATTTTTAATTTTGATTCTGGTTTGTCAGCGGGAAAGCCTAATTTCAATCTTCCCTCTTCAAGCGTTATTACATCACGGTCAACCAATTGGGTGATACCTTGCGCAACCGCTCCATTGATTTCAATTGTCGTATCAACGCTTTCAAGGTCAATATTTGCGGACTCTTTAGCAACTTCATTTCGAATATTGGCGGGCGCTGCTGAAACGACCTTGTTTGCAATGTCTGATAACGCATATTTCTTGGCGCTATTTGGAATATCCAAATCCAAAAGCTTAGCAACAAAGTCCACACTTTGAGCAAGACTTTCGGCATTATAGTCATCGGCCCCGCTATAAGTGATTTCAATTTCGTCCTGTCTTGCCTTTGTGATTAAAGACACAACTTTTCGATAAGTTTCCTCAAGGTCATCGCCATAGGATGCCAAGAGTATTTCCATATAGGAAGCTTCATGGCGTCTCGCCGCCGCTGAAAGCCTAGAGGTATTTTGTCCAGTCTGATAGGAATTCAATGAAGCCGCTTGAATGACCTTGAATAACTGCATTGCAAGATATTCGGCATTGTCGGCCAGGGCGGTGAAATTCTGAGAACTATTAGGCCCATAGGAACTCACAGACCCGCCGTTTTCGAGAACGAGTCCAACCATTTCGTTACATAACATTTCGTCTAAGTTTGTTTGATTAAGACCTTTGGTTATGACTGGCATACTCCACGCAGAATTATCTAAGCTGAAGGTCAATGAAGACGTTCTATTGAAATGAGCGTCCGCTATTGGTAGGACTCGATTGATAATTTTTGAACTTGGGGAGAACAAAACCATTGGGCAAGCCCCAAGACTATGCGGCACAACGTCATCAATCAATTCAGCGGTTGCCTCATCATCAAAGGCTTTAGCAACGCCGTCAACTATTGGCGTCTCTGCTTTATATGTTGCAATTTCATTCTCTGTAAAAAAGGTCCATTCGTGGACCTCAATATCTGGTTCCTCCCAAATATTATCGGGGTTACTCCGCTCGGAGCATATTGAATAAGTCTTTGCAAAGTCCAAGACTCCATTACACTCCCGCCAGTCAATAACTGTATTCGCTGGAATGACTGTCAATTCGGCGTTTAATTCTTTAGCTTTCTTTTGTTGGTCCAATGTGACATTGTTAATACTGCCATTTGGAAAGCTTATTAAAATATAACTACGATTATGAAGGATGCCTTTTCTTAACAGTTCCCTTTGAGTCTTGCCTATGTATTCATTCAATTCGTGGTAATAACTGGTTGAATCTTCAGCGGCTAAAATATTCAGTTTGCTTTTAATCGTTGCGCCTGTCAAGAAATCCACAACGCCAGATAATACGGGTTCAAGTGTCGCGGCGGCAACGCGAGCTTTCCGAAGCTTTGGCCCGATAGGTTTTGAACTTCCTTCAAGGTCACGATATCTTAAATATTTGCCCGCTGGGAAGTCTTCCCCCGCTTCGTAGAAGTCATCAACCTTAGAGGTGTCTTTAAATTCCTTATGTTTTTTCTTCAAGACATTGATGGGGATAAAATCTGGATATGACGTTGCAATAGTTTCGTTTTCCATAGTGGCCTTTAAAATAATGAAATTGTGCCGTTGTTTTGTTGACTACTAAATAATCTGTTCTCGCGTCCCCAAACGGCTAATAAAAGAGCGGATACATAATCGTCATGTTGGCCTTTTGGAGCGGTGTAGCGGTACATTCCGCCGCTGATATGTTCAAAGGTATAGTTCCTTAATTCTGCTATCAATTCCTTGTATTGACTAGGAATCCAAAGACTCTTTTGTTGAATATGCAATCCCAGGGTTTTTACCATTTGGTCTTTTTGGCGATTGCTTAAAACAATCTCTCGAAGGTTCTTGACCGTATTATCTCGATAAAATTTTAGGAAAGCGTCTGGGGCATGTTTGCCGCCGGTGCCGCCGCCCGTGGAGTCGAGCAGGACAGTAGGATTATTGTAAGCGACTTGAACGGCAGCCAGGCGGCGGGCCTGAATCGCGTGGGGAGTTCCGAGCGGTATTCGCTCGCAATGCACTACGATTCCCGTTATGCAGTCCAGGACGATGATAACGGAGTAATCTTTGCCATGGCTACCAAGGTCATATCCGATGATATATGGATTGCCCCGTTTGCCTATCGGCTCGGCTAATACGTTGATTCCCAAGCTTGTTTTTAATTGCGTAATGGCGTCAATTTGGTCTGAGGGAAAAAGACTGTTTATGTCCATCGTTGGAAGACAAAGATATTGAGACTCCCAAACCGCCTGGGGGAGTTCCTTGCACTCTTCAAGGTCTGCTTTGCCAACGTCGGATTGAAACAACAAGCCATCGGACGTTGGGAATCGAACGCTGAAGTAATTTGCATTGAATTTTGGATTTGGTTGCGTTGTGGCGTTGCCTTTATCATCCAAGAGGTACTTTTGACCTTTAAGAAAATAACGCTCATACCGCCAGTCTTTTCCCGCGAATTGCCCCGATACGATTAAGGTTCCCCGCTTGTCAGATAATAGCGGGCGAATGACTCTTAAAAACCCGTCTTCATTTTGAAATGTCGAGTCTTGAATTTCATCCACCCATACTTCATCGAATCCTTTACCTTTCAAAGACTCAGGATTGTCATAAGAGCGATAAGAAACATAGCTGCCATTCGTAAACCAGATACAAGGAAACGGAAATACTTTCTTTCTCTTAATCAGTGGGGCAATGTCAGAATATAATAAGGCTTCATACTCTCCATAACATTGGGCATATTTGGGCGTAATGTAAGCATATTCAATACCGGGAGTTTCAAGACATTTCTTGATAATCCTATTTCGTGAGCATCCGACGGACTTGCCCCAGCGTCTTCCGGCGAATAAACCTATATACCTAGCCGTGCATTCGACTATTAAGCGTTGTTGTGGAGTGCCGTATAAAACAACCTCTGTAACGTCTTCGATAATGGCGGGCTTGTTTTCTACTTCTATATCTTGCATTGTCTATTTAACAGCAACTTCAATACTCTTCTCGGGTGAAACGTCGGTCTTTGCAATGAGCAAATCGCCTTCGGCGTTGCTCCATATATCTTGCCATTTGACTTCGATACGTTTTGGAATGGGCTTTGAGTCTTCACCGCTGATTTCCCATACTTTGCTCCATGCTTGCATTCCTGCAATACTGCCCGTGTTTGACAGGGCAGTCTTGCATAAGTTCTTAAACAGTTTTGGAGCAAGCTTTTTTGCTTCGGCCTGAATATCAAACTTTTTCTTAGATACTGCTTTCTTTTTTGCCATAAATTCTCACTTCTCTATTGAAAACGCCGTTTTTTTTCCTCTGTATATGACTGGGCAAGCTGTCTTACCTATGATGGCTCAAGGGGGGCATGACCTTTTTGCCTATTAGCGCCCATGGCGTCTATTAGTATGCTATCCAAAATACTGTACTGTAATCCGCCGTGTTCAGGCTGGTATCCGCGTTCAATGATGATATGACCCAACTACCCGAATAACTGCATGATAAGAAGCCAAGCGTTCCGCTTGGAGATTGATAAGTAACAGTAACGCCGTTTGGCATATCTATTGGTGCTATTGTGCACTGTCCACCGCTTAAAGTTGCAACCCCTCTTGAAAGCCAATTTGGCGGCGGGATATTAGTTAAACCGCTACCATCACCGGTTAAACGAAAGTTATTAGCAGAGTCAAACCAATAATGAGCACCATTAGGATTAGAACCGCTCCAATCTAAAATCGTACCACCGTCTGTAAGTGCGTTATATAAATATCTATTTGTCCAATCGACGGCTACTTGTGTGCTACCGTCATATAGATAATGATTATTCCAATCTAAACACGTCGAAATATCATTTGATAGCGTTCGTGCATTCCAGTCAATAGATATAATTCCGGTATCATCGTATAATTGTTGAGTATCCCAATTTAATACAACCGGTAATACATCACCGTTTATGTCATATAAATAACCATTCAACCAATCTAACGATGGTCTTAACGTGGCAATTAAAAAGTTGTTTAAGACACGGTTATCAAAATCAACACTGCTATTAGCTGAAGCGTCAAGTAGTGGATTGCTTGGAGTCGATATTACACCGGTTAAAGCACTTCCGTCTATAGCCGGTAGAGCACCGGTTAAACTGCTCGATGGAATATTAGTTAAAGCACTTCCGTCTAATGCTGGCAATGCCCCCGTTAGATTACTTGATTGAAGGTTTGTAATATTAGTACCATCGCCGTTAAAACGTGCTGCGGTCATTGTTTCTTGAATTGTTAAATTAGTATCGCCCGTTGTAGTCCAATCCCCTGTGGTTCCCGTCACAGGAAGATATGGCATATTAGTCAATGCACTTCCGTCTATTGCTGGCAATGGCCCAATCAAAGCAGAGGCAGGCAAATTATAAAGATTGCTTGCATCTATTCCCGCTGGAAATAGTCCGCTCCCCATTGCATTGGGATTAAGGCTAGTGACATTTTGCCCGCTTAATGCTGGCAATGTTCCATCGGGCATGGTTACAACATAGGAACCGTAATAATTGGCCGACGAGGTTAGTATCCATGTTGAGTTACTTGTGGCAACCCATGCGGCCATGCCGTCAAGTGTTATTGATACGGTTCCGCCAGTCCCTGGAAAAGTACAAGGAAAAGTTGCGCCGGATACCATTATTCGGTCGCCCGGATTTATCGAAGTAAAATCCGTTGGAAGATTGCATGTTGCGCTAGTGATTCCCGAAATTGTCCAATAATTAACCGCTGGCGTAAATGGATCGACATTAACAGTCACTTGAGGCAAATTGAAACCGACCGCCGTTATTGGCCCGCTTGTTATACTTCCCGGTGTGTTGATATTTCCGCCGTTATCTATCGTTAGTTGCCCGCCAACGTTAACCGAATTCGTGGCTTGAAAATCAGTGACAATAAGCGGGTCGGGAATGTTTGCGTCATCCCCCGCTGGCCCCTTAATATTAGCGACTAATGAATACGTGCCTGAAATTCGCTCGTATACGTCCCCATTATCAACGTTTAAATAATAATCGCCGTCAAGGCCAACGGAATTATCAGGAACGCCAGAACCGTTGCGCCAAACGCTTCCAATTGCTCCATCGTCGCCCGCTGGACCTTTGATATTGCATATGACAGTATAGACGCCTGAAAGCTTCCTATAAACGTCCCCGTTTGAAGTGTTGAGATAAAGGTCTAATTCCAAACCTAGTGAATTGCTTGGAGCGCCCGCCCCGGAACGCCATTTTGTCCCTGGCGTACCACGCCCGCTTTGTAAGGCGAGCATTTGACGCGGTTGATTGATGTTTAAATTTGGCATTGATTAAGATATCCTTGTAACGTCTCTATAAATATTCAGAGAAAATAAAGTAGTGCGGATACTTCCATCGGCATATTCGATTTCAATGTCTGCCGAAGCGGCAATGAAATCGTCAACGCCACAGAAGAGCAAATCAGCGGTTGACGTTGCAGGAACATTTATTGTAAATGCGCCCGCTGGGGCGTCTGTAATCGTTATTTGACCGTTCCCGGTTGAAGCTTGGAATATGGCTTGCTCGTCCGTGTCCCATTTGTTGCGTTTAGCAGTAAACCAGATATCCGCCCCAGTCAAATCAACGGGAGCGTCATTGTCTGATAAAGTATTATCGAATATCAGGCTGTCCCCTGCAATCATGTCGTCTAAGGCCGTGATGGTCATTAAATCACCTCGAAATAAAATGAAATCGTTGTGCCTTCAGCGGCGGTCACAAAGATACTTGCGACATTAAGACAAGGAATTGTCTTTTCATTGTTCGCAGGAACGGTATACACTCCATAGGAACCGTCTGTAGTGTCTGATATTGTTGATGAGGCATTTGCAATAAATGTAAATGTCAATGCGTTATCTGGCGGATTAAATTCCATTTGTCCACTTGAATCTACATTATCGGGAGAAATCCAAGGCATTGATGGATAATCTTTGGTATCCTTATACACTGCCGTTGAAGCGTATGGAATCGGGCGGTTATTAGCATCCAGTGTTAAAGCATTTGTTATCGACATATTCTTAAATTCCTTGTAATGAAGTTATCATCTTTTTATAAGTGTCTGATTCTGTGATTTTCTCACAACTATACCCGCGTTTAACACAAGCTTCTGATATGGATTGTCTCAAATGTTCTTTGTCCGCCTTGTGTGGCAAAAAGACCATGACTGAGGTTTGGCAATTATTACAGATAATAGTTGTGAGCATGATAATACTATTCCTTAATTGATTCTGAATATCCTTTATGCCGCTTTGGCTTTCGTTTCTTTGTTAGTTCCAATTTGGAGCGGATTCTTTGGGTTGCATTATCTACAAATCGACGGTCAATGGGATATGCGAGTTCATCCGTACAGTTTTCATTGATATAGTTGACGGTCGTTTCATAAGCACCCGCCCCAAATTCCTTTTCCTGCATATTCTGATAGACTAGCTTTTCAGACTTTGAAAGGCGGCGGCAGTCTTCTTTCATTTGACCTTGCTTAATATCATTGGCTTTGTCAACGTCTTCACGCAATATCATATTGTCTAGTTGATTGTCAATATATGATTCCGCAACGCTCATACTTGTAGTTTGCTCCCCGTCCTCATTTTCGTATGTAGAGTAGTTTAATGACTTGGATTCGTTCAATATTTTGGAGCGCCTTTGTTTTGTTGTTACAAGGAGAGTTCGGAGGTGGGCGCTGATTACCATACTGATATACGAGACCGCCAAACCTCTGGACTTGTCATATCTGGGCAAGTCTTGCCAAATCGTTATCAATGCCTCATTATAGAGGTCATCGAACGTAAAGCCGGGGACAAAAAAGAACCTCTGGACGATTTGCCCGATCATTGGATGGAGTTCCTTCAGCAACGTTTCCAAGGCCGACTCCGAGGGGGTCAATTGATAAGCTTCAACGAGGTTTTGAATTAAAATGTTGTCCATATAATGCTGGATTCGCCGCGTCCAGAAACATCACCTTCAGCAAAATTTAAAATATTTGCACAATTTGATTCTACAAAGGTCTGGGGCCATTCTGGCGGTTGTTGACCTTTGGACCGCTGAATTGATTTAAATTGATTCTGGCGGTCCCCAGGGCGGGATTTTGAGCGTTTCTGGACGGCCCAATTAAAATATTGACGCCGTCGCGTTGTGGAGAGGTCACGGGGCTGGCCGACACTTCATAGCCGCGAGTTCATTTGATTATTGCAATCTATTACCAATTTAATGACCGATTTTGAGCAATGACCGACGATGGGTGTTAAAAAACCTGGATATATTAGGCTTTCCCAAAGCGTTATAGAGAAATGAGTTAAGGCCAACAATAATCTTTCAAAAATGACACAAATAAATTGACCTTGGGGATTTCGTTCCCATAATCAAGAGTCGGAACCGAGCATCAAAGGAATTTCTCCGGCGGGCCGGTTCCCGTATGTAAAGGGGGTGGAGTTATGGCAATGAAAATCAGACTGGATTTAGAGATTGACGATAAAGGCGTCAAGTGTATCTGCACGAGCGGCGCAAAAAGACATAGCTATGCAGAAATGATAACAATATGTGGCGCAATCCGCGATGCGCTTGCATCTATTGATCGGCAAGTCGTTGATATGGTATGCAAGGCCCAAGAGGAATATTTCGGCAACGACGAAAATAGCGGGCATGAATGGGACTATATGCAGCCAATTCTTGATATGGCTTTTGAAAAAGTCATTGATGGGACAAATACGGACATTTTATTTACTATCGATAAGCCAAAATGTGAGTTTATTGTTCACGATGACGAGTCAAGAAAACGGGTTGAAATTAAAGTCAATCTTGACCCCGATAGAAAATACATTTGTGTCGGAAAAGAGAAGCAAAAAGAAACGGTTTTTGCAAGTTCTAAAGAAGAGGCAAAGCAAAGATGTAAAGAGCAATTCGGCTTTGATGCACACTGTACGCTCAAAGAAGGTCCGAGCGTTAAGCCCATTAAGTCCAAATAATCAATTCCCTTGCCTCTGTGCGGCGCGCCGCACAGAGGCAGTATTCAGACCTTTAATCATAAACTTCGCTCCATAAGCCTTCAGAATTGAATTTCCGTCCCATCTTGCCGGATCGGCGGGGAGCGGGGCGGCCAGGGCGGGCGCAATAAGGCACATGTTAAGCTTTTAAAAGCAAACTGCTTAAAGCGAAGGAAGTAATATCTTGATTCAATGTTCTTTCTCAATTGATTGAAATTTAATTCCTGTAATCGTCTGAAGGCGTTTAATTGAAAATGTGTCTGAATATACCTTTTATCATCAAACTCGTTTTAAACGCGTTTCTGAAGGTTTTTTAATTAAAAGGAATGAGCGGTAGCGAATGACTGAATTGATTCAATATTTAAATGAATGACATTTAAGAACATACTCCCTGCTTTTTGCTTTTGTCTTTGCTGTTCGCTTTTCATTCTTTTCTTTTCATTAAGAA